ACCGGACCACCCCTCACGATCCGCTCGTTGGTTTCCTAGAGCACCTTGAGCGACTGGAAGGCAGAGTTCGCCGACAGGACCGGTGAGAGCACCTGCGAGCTTGTCCGCCAGTACATGAACAGTCCACGCTGCCCGGTCGGGTAGCGGTTGATGCTGCCGAACAGGTGCGGGATGAACTCGATGTTCATGCCGACGCGGTCGACGATGGCGAAGTAGTTGAAGTCGCCCATGATGAGGATCGTCGAGTTCGAGGTGGTGACTGCCCCGCTCATGTTCGACCACTCATACGCCGGGTAGCCGATCAGCTCCGGCGGCAGGTTGCCCTGCAACTGGACCCAGATGTTCACGCCGTTGGATGCGAACTGGCGCACCTTCTGGAACGTGTTCCTGTTGCCGACGATGCTCGCGTTCGGCCTGTAGCGCGGGCTGAGAGCGTTGTCGAGGGAGAACAGGTCGGCCACCGCGAACACGGCGGTCGTTGCGGTCGACGTGACTGCCGTGGCTCCGCCGGCGGCGATGAGTCCCTGCGGCTCGTGTGATGCGTGACCGAGGCCGGTGAGGAACTTCTGGGACTCCAACTGGTTCTTGGCGTCGGCGAACACCATCGCCATGTCCTGCTGGATTCCCGCCCAGTCCTCCGCGATCTCGATGGACATCGGCACGAACGCCATCGCCTTCTCGATGTTCACGGTCGGCTGTGCGAGGACCGGTGCGTCGTCTCCGGCCTCCTGTGCCTCTGCCGTGAACATGGCGGTTGCGCCTGCCGTGTTGATGAACTCGACGGTGTTCACGTTCGTCGTCCTTGTCCGGGCGAGGCCACGGATCGGGTTGACAACACCGGCGTTAGTGAGGAGCAGCGTCGTGTCGAGCTCGACGGGGACGGCGAACCCGCCGGCCGTCGTCGTCAGAGATGCTGTGCGCTGCATCTCCTGCCCGACGACCATGCCGCCGGTCCTGATGTACGACTCGAACTCTTTTGCGTACCGCTTCGACGTGGTCGTGATGAAGCGGAGAGCGACTTCCTGGTCGAGTCCGACGAGATACTCGGCGTCCGCCTGCGCTTCCTCCCTGTTGATGCCGGGGACGGCTGACCGATACCGATCGTCGATGATCTTGAGGGCACCGTCCTTGTAGCCCTGCTCCAAGTCGTCGAGCGACGTAGCGCGGGTGCGGTACTCCTCGAGGGCGGTCGGGTCGTCAGGGACGACGGACTGGCGGCGCGTGTTGAACTGCGGTCCTCTCGTCGGCTCAACCTCCGTGTTGCGCTCTGAGCCGTCGAGTTCCTCGATCCGTGCGCGGCGGGCTTCCAGCTCGTCGATGAGTTTGTCGTTGCCGACTAGCTCCTCGTTCAAGCCGTTCCACCGGGAACGGGTCTCGTCGTCGAACGCCTCTCCGGCGTTCTCGACTTCGATGTCCCTCAAGGAGGAGCGAATCTCTTCGTTCCTCTCTCGAAGCTGGCTTACAGACGCCATGACGGCGCCACCTCCTTCTCATCCCGGTCCAGACCCCAGAGCGGGGTCGCTGAGTCGTCCTTGTCTGCGGCTCTCCACAGTTCAGACGTGCCCGTCAGGACGGCGTCGTTGGAGGGTGCGGTCACAGCGTTTTCGGCGCTGTTCATCATCTCATCTGCATCGGCAGGCTCATCCTGCTCGTCTTCTTTCGCCTCGGTCGAGATGAGATCACCGAGGCTGTTGAGAATCGTGTTCATAGCTGCGATGTCGGGAGCGTCGTCTGGGTCGTCTTCGACAGAGATGAACGCCTGCCCGAGCTGGTACATCTGGGTAAGCAGAGATACGGATTCGATGTCTGCCCTTGTCGGATCCTCACCGCCGAGAAGCCTGCGAAGCAGCTCCTCGGTCGGGAATCGTCCGAGTACGAACTCGTCGCTGAGCGATCGAACGCCGGCGCTCGTCCCAGCATAGGCTGGAAGGGGGGTCGGGCCAAGTTCTCGGAGATAGGACTCGCGGATCGTCCGCTCGAGGATTCCCTTCGGGTTCCACGCAGACCGCTTCGGAGAACGAACGTCTTCTTTGCGGTTGATTCCAAAGCGAAAGCTGCTGCCGTAGAGGCCCGCCTCGAGGCCGGGGATCAGACTGCGGTTGTAGTCGGTGTCGAGGAGTTGGACGTCATAACGGAGTCCTCCGTCCTCTTCGGCGAGTTTCGTGATCGGCCCAAGCGGCTTGAACCCGATCGAGGGATCTTGCCCGTGATGGAACAGGCAGCGGATCTTGCTCTTGTTCTCTCGGATCGTCTTCGTGAACGCTCCTGGCATGAACCGCTCGAAGAAATGTCCTTCATAGTTGGACCTGATCTCTGTCCATTCTCCGAAGACGGCGGCGGTTCCTGAGAGGATCGGCATGTCACTACCCTCCGACCTTCTCAGCTCAAACGTGCTGGTCGTGCGTACGAGGTCGTCGCGTGGTGGTGTGTCCATGTCGCTCCTACTGGATGACTTCAACATCTTCTGTGCCGCCGCTGTCGCCGACGCTTTCGCTGAGGCGGGCACGTTGGATTGTGGGATGCGGGAGAGTGCGTTGCGGACGTGCGGAAGGTCGACGTTTCCCTGCGCGTCCTTGACGGGGAAGTGCCGCAAGGAGCGTGGCGTCGTCTTGCCTTCCGAGTCTTTCTTTCCGCCTGGCTCGATGTAGAGGAAGCTGGAGTCAGGCAGATCGTCCATCTGTGCTGCTGACCATGTTGCGCGGGTCAGTTCCATCTGTGAGCCCCCTTTCGCGGGCGTAAAAAAACCCACTCCTGGTGGGCTGGATGGGTGACTGTCCCGGTCATACGTAGTCGTAGATCACGAGTTTGTCGATGAGTTCACGTTTGCTGTACGGGAGTTCGCCGAGCGTCTCTGTCGTGCGTGTCGACGCCTGGAAGATGAGGGTCGGCGATGGCGCTAGCGGACGAGATCTGACGATGCCTACGCCTGGAACACCCGTGATGGTGAGTTGTGGCGCAAAGGCTGTGACATGGATGGTTGCGTGCCTTGGCCGCAAGTTGACGGTGCGGATCTTGACGCGCTTGGGGATGATGATGCCGCCGCCAGGCTGAGGCTGCGGCTGAACGAGGGAGGCGGAGACAGCGGAATTACCGTTGATCGTCGCCGTAAGAAGTTTGACGCGAGGGACGCTGAGGACACAAGAGACAGTCGAGGTTCCTGTAGTCGTCGCGGTGAACGCTCGGGTGCGGACGATGCGGCTGAGAGAAACCGCAGATGAGCCATTGATAACGGCTGCTCTCGCACGAACTCTTGTGAGTGTCGCGGAGACTGCTGTGACACCATTGACAGTCGCGGCGCGAGCTCGTGTCCTGACAACGCTCGCGGTGACGGTCGTGACTCCGTTGATGACTGCTGCGCGCGCTCGAATCCTGACCAGCGTCGCCGAAACAGCGGAGGATCCATTTATGGCTGCGCTTCTCGCCCGAACCCTGACCAGGACTGCCGTAACTGTTGCGACACTGTTGACGGTGGCGGAAAGAGCCTTGGGGATTCCGGCCTGGATGAATCCGTGCTGGATGATCGCCGCTGGTACAAGAGGACGTGCTCGTTCGCGATCGACGGAGAAGACAGGCTTCGGTGGTGTAACCGTAAGGGCAAACGCTGCTGCGACTAGTGCCTGAGGTCCGCTCGAGGTGGGAGCAAAGATCGCACGCCAGCGGCGGCTTTCTTGCTCGACCACCAGCGGTAACGGTGGGGTGGCGGTAGCTGGAGGTGAGATCGCATAGAGACCATTGACGAAGATCGGATAGGGCGCTAACTCTCTCCGGCGCTCCCGCTCGATGACGATCGGGCGTGCTGGTGTCGTGCCAACCGGACCCGGTCCTGGGTCGACGAAGCCGTGCCATTGGGCCGGCTGAATCGGTTGGCTGCGGCCGAGCCTACTCATCTACTAGCCGCCAGATCGACAGCAGAATCAACGTAGACGGGAAGCGGAGGATTCGTTGGTGACGTATAGGTGATCGTCAAAACCAGTTTCGGATAGCCGACCGTGACGACAGCCGAGTTGGAGGCTCCGGTCGCAAGGTTGGTGCAGATGATGTATGTACGGCTAGTCGAAGACGCTTCGGAAACGGTCTGTACCGAT